NCCTGTTCCAAGGCTTAAATTAGCAAAAGTTGGACTTGCTGATGTTCTAATATCCTGAATTGTATCAAGTGTTGTAGTTGTGATTGCTACTGAATTACCACATACCAACCAATCACTTTTAGATGCACTATCATCCCAAAAGAAAATCCTATCGGCGTTAGGGTCGGTAAGGGCTTCAATACCAAGATGTGATAACGATAGTGTTGGTCTGGTATAATCTAAACCTGTACCAATGGTCACAGACTCAAGTAATTTACTTGCATTAGCTCCAATTAATGTGGATGCAGTTAGACCTGTTAGGGTAAGTCCAGCGAATGTCGGGCTTGCATCATAATTAAATTTAGATGATAACAACTGGATAGCTTTTCTAACGCCTACCCAGTCTCCATTTTTTGGTGCTTTGACTAACATTATTTTTATAAAGCAGTAAGAGTATATCGCTTTTTTCGAGTATAAGGATTTATACCAGTCTCAGTATATCTAAACCCAGGTGGGGCGTCTGTTGGTGCTTCTGATGGTTGTTCTTGTCTTTTTCTAAATTCTTCCATTGCTTGAGCAAGGTCGTGGCGTGTTGTAGGACTACCAAAAGTTCCGCCGCCAGTTGGTGTAGTTGGTCGAGAAGTTGGTGTATCAAAACTTGTATATCCTGGTTGAGCAGCAGCGCCATAACTTCCCCATTGTTGAGTACCGCCTACTGCACCAATTCTTGTCATACCAATATCGCCTCCACCACCACCAGCAGCACCAGCGGCGGTTGCTTGCATTAGAGCACCATAATCAGGATATGGCTCTTCAATTCTCTCCATAAAACCAGCCATACCCAACTGAGCTTGAGATAATCTTTGCATCATAATATCTTCAAGTCTCATTCTCCCAGGTTCCCCTACAGCTTCTTCCCATCGTCTTGGAGCACCAGCAGCAGTTGTAGTACCATAAAGACCAGAAGAAATCATTTGCTGCATTTCTGCCCCAACATCCCTGCGTTTCTGCTTTTTAAGCATGGCCAGACCTTTTTCTTCAAAAGGCCCACCAGGCTCATATCTTCGTATAATTTCACCGTGAATGGCTTTAATTTGTTCTGCTCTTTCAAGGTTAGAAAGACGAGCTTTTTCCGCAGTAGCTTCAAATTGTTTTAATAAATCACCGTATCCATCCCCATTTGAAGTTCCACGAGCAAAAGGGGAAATTCGTGTTAATGCCATAATTTATCCTTATTTTATATTTCCAGTAGGAACTATTGTTCCAAAAACTCTATTTATAGCCCAAGTTTCCGAAGCAGTTGAGTTATAAAATTTCAATCCAAGATAAGCCCCACGAACTTTATTTCTTATTCTTGCTTTACGTCCTGTACCCGATAACGTACCAGAAGCAAATGCTGTTGCACCATCTTTAATATCTTCTAATACCGTTTCTGCATCTTTTCCTTTATGAATTTCGTAACTCACCCCGTCAGTATCACTAAAATCTCCACTCGCCGCACCACCAGCTAACTCAATGGTAAGAGATGTCAACTTACCCTCCTTATCATTATCTTGTGACAAATGCTCTATAGGCCAAGTTGCATAACTCGAAATAGCTGTATCACTACCGCCAGAATCATCATCTTTATCTGCATCATAGAAATTTCGTATATACCCATCAGCACAACCTAATACCAAACCCTTTTTGCCCGCTGTATCAGAATCATAATAATGGGACGAAAATATCCCACAGACAGTAGGATAAGTTTCAGGATAATAACCTTCTGTTTTTAAATCATAATAATAATTGAGGTTTGTTCCATCAGCTAATGTAGTTCTTGATATAATTATACCATTTCTAAATGGGTCGTAAGTAAGAACTACTCGATGAGTTCCTGGAACTGCTGCCCAATCATTAACTAATTTAGGTAAGTGTGCTTGACTAACATTTATTGGTTTGGAACGGCCACCAACCATTTTGTACAGCCCACCTGTGCCATAGAACCACAAATCACCAGCACCGTCTATACACCAAGCCCAAGGGCCAAAGATTCCTGTTTTACTATCTAATTCATCAATACTACCACCACCAGCGGGGTCTCCGTCTAACAAATGTATGGAATTAGCACAGGCAAAAATTAAGAAATCATCTCCAAATGGAATCAATGCTCTAACAATATCCCCTAATTCCCCCGCATCCGCATTAGTCCCTGCAACAGCAGTCATAGGGTCATTAGTACCATATAAAAAATTAAATGGAAATCCAATCTTAGACATATACCACTGATGGGGATAATTAGGAGAACCAGATAGTACTAATCTACCTCTGTACCTACATACTAAATAAGCAGATGTTGGCATTGTACCAAACGCAGAATCAGCACCAAACACAGTCCAACTATACCAATGTGGGGGAGCAGTTTCAGCAGCAGATGTTACAAAAGTAATTGAATTATCATCATCATCTGTCCCTGTTACTGTTTCACCGCTTGAGAATGTAGCTGTTGTAGTTCGCTTGCCATAAATAGTACAAGCTGCGTCTGCTGTCGTAGAAGTAATATAATCCACTACCATCTTTGCGGTAGAGGTTCCACCAGTTAAAATAGTTCCAGGGTCAGGTGCATGAGTGTTGAGGTCAGCAGTAGCAATTTTTGTATTAACAAAATCAGCTACTTTAAGATTAGTAGTATTAGCAATAAAAAGTTTCTGAAATCCCTCATAAGCCGTCAATGGTTTTGAAGTATCAATATCGTCATTTGCAGCAACAAGTTCAGACATTGTACCAGCGGTGGCTTCGTGCCATACTTCATTATTGCCAATAGCTATAAGTTGTTTACTATACGTTTTATCAACAGAAGCAGTACCGGCGTCACCAAGTACACCACCATAACACTTGAACATATAATCGTGAGATGTAGTACCCTCTGTCCAGTTTACACCACTATCAGCAGAATCACATCTACTTCCAGTTGCATATCCACCAGAAATATCTAATCGCCATTCACATGTACCGCTGGTTTTAGTCCTACAAATAATAGCATATTTTGTGGTAGCAGATAAAGCATAAGCAGTAGTAAATGTTATTTCTATCCAATCACCAGGGGAAATTGTTTCTAATTCGGTTCCAGCTAATTCACCAGAAGCTAAATCTGCACCAGTAGGTATAGTACCGTCTGTAGCCCGTATACTTGCTACCACATAATCAGGAACGACAGACGTATAAAGTTTCAACTTTACACTACCAATAGTATAAGCACCTGTTGTAGTAAAGGTCATTGCTCTCCAAGATGTAGTAGCAAATCCCGCAGTTGTAGTATCACCTGTACTATGATAATCATATAGTGTAGCCATAATTAATCCACTTTATAATATTAGTCAATAGTTGTGACTTGAGTTATTGCCACTATTGGCATTGACAAACCACTTATTTGTTCATCAAATACTTTATCTAATCCTGGTCTTTGTCCTATGCGAACCTGCCTTTCAAGCACATCTATTGCACGAACATTGTTCATATATCCAGAAGTTAAAGGAACTTGTTTAGAGGGGTCTAAACTTTCGCTTACTCCCTTAATAGGAGAAGGCATATCTCGATTTGCCATTACCTTCTCCTTTTAAGTTTTTTTCTACCCATTCCAATACTTCTTAAATCCTCTTCCGATATACCAGCTTTACGTAATTGTGATTCTACTGTAGGCTTTCTTATATGTTTGAAATAGACCGGCTTTGTTTTCCTTTGCTGTTCCATCAAATATGCGTATCCTGCTGGGCTATGTCTGCGATATTTTCTTGGACGTTTTTCTTTTGCCATAATTATCTCATTAAATTAAATATGTTATATCAATATCATCACCGTCTGTCGCACCATAAAAATATAAACTTGCAACGTCATCAATAGGAACCCATAAAGGGCCACTACCCGTATCAGCATCACCAAGTTCTATACCTAATGTAGCTGAGGCGGCAGCATCAATATTCATCTTAATAACACCAGTGTTACCACTTCTTGGAGATACCCAACATCCACGACACGGCAAACTTGTACCAGCGTTTCCCTGGCCTACATTAGACGCAATAGCTACAGTTACAGAGCCGCCTCCGGTAGCCAAACGCACCGGAGCAGATAGTCTATTAGCATATTTACTCATTATCCACCCCTTTCTTATGATGTAGTGCTTGTTTTACTAATGGTTGCCCACTCCGTACCTGTCCATACTAACAACGTATATTCATCAGCCGCATTATGAAGCAATGTTTCGGGGTCGGACGTTTCGTGATTAGTAATACTTAATGTTCCTGTCTTACTACTTGTATTAGAACTCATTACTACCAATACCGTTTGCCCCATCTTATACCCACTGGGTAGTGTAACCGTAAAATTAGCTGCGGGGTCTTTAATATCTACTGGGTTATCAACCACAAAATCATCCGAAGGACGGCCTGTTCTAATTGTATAAGTTGCATTAATTTCTTTTCTGTTTTGGTCATACGCTCTTAATTGCGTAATTTGAAAATTAGTTACTGACATTTCGTTTCCTTTCCACTATGGGTTAAACTTTCATTCCCCGAATCCTTGAGCCTTTCATCCTTACGGATATACATTATCATCCGTATTTGGATAGGTAAAATAACCTCTCGGCGGAGGCCATATCCTATCCTTATCACTATACAAATTACCTATCTTATCTGATTGCGTTACCTTATCAAATTTGATAAGCTTCTGCACTAATTCAGCAGCCTTTCCCGTATGGTGGCTGCTTGTCATATCATCCTCTTGATGCTCTGCTACTGCAAGGCAACTTTCCAAAATAGCCTCAATAGCACGAATCCCACCAATTACTAAATCTGTAGTTGCTGATAACTGTACGGGGTCTGCCCTATAGAAACCAGAGAGAGTATCAGTCTGACTTGGCACAGGATGTACCCACAACTCATACAAAGTACCTATCTCAATATTATACCTAAGTGGTGTGATAGCAAAGTACTCAGGATATCCCGAATCTGCACCACCTGTACGCATACTAAGAATTTGCTCAGCATCCCGCTTTACAAGCGGAGGATTAGCACTCGATGTATCGAAGTATAGAGTACTATACAAGTCACTAAAATCCACAGGTAAAGCATACTTCCATTGCCCAGATACAGTGGTGAAATCCCAGTACACCTTCAAAAACTCCCACTCGTGAGGAGCACCAGTCTCCATATCAATAGGGTAAAGAAATTGTCTGATGCCTCTATCAACTAAAGCCTTGCATAAAGTTAGATTAGTCCCCGTTGGGGTTGTGCCTCTTGCTGTAAGCCCTAAGAAGAAGGAGACCTCATCATAAAGATTCTGGTACGAGAGTGTTAAACGAGCCATTATTCTACCTCATAATACTGTGCAATAAAATCATTTGCCTGTTTCATCATATGAAATACAGCATCTACTATACTACCAAACTTAGCTCTCTTGTCTGCTATAATACCTTCATCAGCCAGAATTTCTCCAACTGCTTCGTGGTAGTCATCGTTTGCTTTTTGTAGTTTCTCAAACGGATTCATTACACCACCTTTCTTAAATGCTGGAAGGGGGCAGGATAAGCCCCAACCCCCAATCCAACATCGGAGACAGAAGCTTCGATGCCTCCATACACTTCTGTCTTAAACTTTCAATAACTCGTAGATTTGACCTACTACCATCGGTGGGAACGTTTCTCCCACCCTGTCCTTGATGAGTTTTATCTCATCCTCATTCAAATCTACTTCGTCACTTGCATATATTTTCTTTGCAAGTTCATACTTTTTAACCTTATCAATCCCTGATTCCTTCTGTACTGGACTGAGAACTGCATTGACTATTGCCATACGTACAGTAGCATCCACAGCTTGTCCATCCACATTATCCTTCATCGTTTGACCATCCAATGTCTTTAACGGTACACTAACTTTTACTAACATAATCTGCCTCCTTTAATTAAAATTAATCTGCTGTTGCGTGTAAATAATAAGTAGTAGATGCAGTACGAATAACAGGAACTTTCAAGTGAGAAGTAGCCCATGTCGGCTCACTTGTTGATGCTGTTGCTGAAATATCTTCTTTAGTAGCACATCTAAATATAGCATCTGGTGCATATGTTCCATTTTCCTCAAGATACATCCACGCATGATTTCCAGCTTGCG